CAAAATAAACTGCAAAAATTTTTCGTCCTGTATGTTCTGAATTTCTGTAATTAACTGTTCTTTCATCTTGTACCGCCTTTCTTGTCAGATGCAAGGTTACTTGTAAAAATCCAGACACATCTTAAAAAGTGTTCGCTAAGTAAATTCAGATTTTTGGTAATTTCTTCAATATACATTTCTCTCATAGATTTTTCCTGCCTTTCAATTTTTTCTTGAAAAGAGATACTCTCTATGATAAAATATTTCACAGAGAGTTATCTCGGTTGATAAGAAGTTGTTTTCGTTGGTAGCGTGGCAACTTCTTATTTTTTTTGACCTTTTAGCTTTTCAATCCCCGCTCTTATAAGTTCTAATATGGAATATCCACTTTCTGATGAAAATTTCATAATTTCATCTTTTTCTTGCTTCGATACTCGAACATAAAGTCTTTCATTCATAGGATTGTCAACTTTAGGTCTGCCTGTGCGTGGAGACATTCTCAGCACCTTCTTTCTGTACGCACATTTAATATATAATAGTACGCACAAAAAGTCAATACCTTTTTGAAAAATTTCCAAATCCACAAATCACTAGCTGATATTCAGTTGTCAATGTTCAAACAAACAGGGGCATTTCTGCCCCTGCCATTACATTTTGGAAACAAGCGTTGACAGCTTGCTTTTTGTCATCGTGCGCTCTTCCGGTGTCATGTCAGAGATAAGCTCCGCCATATCCTCCGAAAGCTCTTTCATGTATCTTTCAAGGTCATGCATCTTTGCATCCTTGTCCTCCGGCGTATTGCCCTTGTGAAGCTCTTTACTTTCCATGTAGCTTCTTCGGCTCATTCCACTTTTTCCCTCTCTGCGGTCACGCATTCCACCATCTGGTGTCATTTTAGGCTCGGTATAATACATTCTGCCGGAAGAAAGATCCATATCACGGTCGTGTTCCATTTCCCGGTACATTTCCGGTGTCATGTGCCAGTATGGAGGTTCTTCATATCCGCGGCGCGTACCTCTTCCTTTTGGGGCAAATCTGCCGTTTGCATACCGGTAACGATCATAATACCGTCTGCCGTCTCCGTAACGCTCAAACATATCAAGAACCTGCTCTGGTTCTGCTTCGTCCATTGATTTTGTAAGCGTCCGGTAATACATGGCTTCCGCAAGGTCTTTAAGCATGTCCGTGACTTTTCCCATCTCTTCTGTATCTACACATTCGATACCTTTTGCAAACTCACACTCTGCGCTTTCAGACAGTTTTTCAATCATTTCGTGCATTCTCTTAATATCCATAAAACCGCCCTCCTTACGCTTCCCGGACTGCAATTAAATTGCTGTTCTGAACTTCGATTGACTGCGTAGACGTATTCTGTACCGCTACCGTAACACAACAACCGCGAGGAACGTCCACATATGCCTGCGCCGAAACGTTAAAGAAGTTTTCAACTGCCGCCGGTGTAACAATCATTCGAGTTGACTGCAACGGTTCTCCGTCAATTGCAATAGCCAGTGAAATAGCTTCAACTGTGCCACCGGTAGGAATTTGAATGTTCCCGGAATAAGATACCAAAAATCTTGCCCGGCACTGATTTGTAAGTCCTCTCAATTTAACAATGCCGCTTCCCTGTCTATGAACAATGCATTTTGTTGCGCATACCGGAGTTTCTGTAAATGCTACATCTTCTCCCTGCGCGACAGTTTGAATTGCAATTCCTGTAAATTCTGCCATAATTATTTACCTCTCTTTCAAAAATAAGGGCAAACATTATAGTCTGCCCTTTGTGTTTATAAGCAATACTGCACAGCAGACATAATCGAGTTAAACTCAATTAAGATACTCAATTATTCAATTTTGTGTAGCAGCTACTTTTAGCAACTACATCCTGTGTTGCATCCACAGCCATACGCATAAGCGTTAGGATTTGGAACAACATATGCCGGGATTGCAGCCGGATTTACAGCGTTGATGATCTGCTGTGTCTGCGCTGACATTGCAGTAGTGAGCAATGCAGACTGGCGATCCTGTGATGCGGCTCTTCTTAAGTCATTATTTTCTGCCTGTAAGGAAGAAATCTTTTCCTGACACAGGTAATCAAGGATTGCCCTTGTTCCTGCCTGCTGGCTGTCGATAATGTCTCTTGTGTTGCTGTTCATGGTGTTCTGCAGTGCACAGGTGTTCTGTGACATATTGTAGTTTACACCCTGGATAGCTTCCCTGGTCTCGCAGCAGCAATTAGCCAACTGGGACTGTAAAGCATTCTGCGCCTGCATAAGTGTCACGTTTGTGGTATTAAATCCCTGCTGTGTCTGGTAGCCAAGGTTGCAGATTGCATTGTCTACACCATGGAAACCGTTCATAACGGCGGTATTCTGTGCGTAAAATCCATCACAGAGACCATTTGTGATACCATCTAACTTTCCGATGATAGCCTGCGTGTCAAACCCACGCTGAATTGCAGAGTCGGTGTATGCAGATGCTGTCGCTCCCATACCTCCGTTTCCTCCCCAGCCATTGCCGCCAAAGCCGCCCCAGCCAAAAATCATAGCGAAGATAATGATAGCCCACCAGCCATCGCCGCCCCACATGCCATCATTGTTTCTTCCGTTTCCTGTCACTGCTGCAATATCAGCAAGACTAGGCATTGCATTTCCATTAAACATTTTGTTTACCTCCATCTGATCTATTTACAAATGGGATAACCGGTTATTTTGCGCGCACCCCAAAATGTACTAATGATTAAACATGCTCATAACTTTCTGTTTTGCTTCATCTACCGTAATTCCTCTTTCTTTACAGAGATTCTCTGCCATTGTCTTAAGTCCACCTGTATCTCCGCTTTGATACATTTGCATGGCATTTTTTGCCATAGGATTGTTTTGAACCTGCGGAGAATTCATCATTTGATTTAACAATAATTGTGCCGGATTCATTCTGGATCACTCTCCTTTTTTACCTGTGAAGTTTTTCTTTGACTGCTTGGAATTTTATCTAATCGGTTTTCTATCTGTTCAATCTTCCCAAAAAGTTCATCAAACTTCTGCATAAATGCACCTGTGCACTCGTCTGATAGGTCAAATTTCAATTTTTCAGTATCATGCGATAAATTGCTAACAGTATCATGCGAAACTGGCTTAAAAACGATTGTGCGAATTGTTCCATCTGCGTTCCAACTTTTAGCGTATATTTCTGTCATATCCTGTTTTGGGAAAAATGCAACGCTGCCATCCATTGGCACATCATTGGCAGTGATGTTTTCTACCGCCGGAACTACTTTTCCATTTATGCCAAAAGTTTGAACCGGGATCTGCTGCTGAATTTGCTGCGGTGCCTGCATATAATTTTGTGTATTATCAATGCGTGGCTGATTCATATACGGATTGTATGCGTACTGCTGCCCGTATTGCTGCATCTGCTGATTATAAATCGGATTCTGGTATGCTCCGCTCATATTCATCCTGTTTGACCTCCTCTAAAACATCTTCTATTGCGTGTATGATAGACGACTGCGTTGACAAGTCCAAGGACTGTAACTCTTTTCTGGCAAAAATTTTTTCAAGAACTTCATCTGAAAACACCACCATCCCTCCCTTTGATTATATTTTTGCATAAAAAAAGGCGGCAAAACCGTCACGATTCCGACAGTTTGCCGTCAAAAAATACAAAAAAAAGAACGCATTAAGCGTCCATACATCCGTTCGTGTTACCTTTAGTGTTACCTTTGATTTTGACCTTTAGAAAAGACACCATTCAAAAACTCCTTTCTTTCAGTAAAATCAAGGCTTCACAAGGTTTTCTTAAATAAAAATAAAGTAGCGGAAGGGAGATTCGAACTCGGTATCAATTCTCTCAAACCCGCATAAATACTGAATTTCTTTATCTCCAAAGGTGTTACCTCGTGTTACCTTTTACATTGATAATGCTTTTGCAATATATTCCTGCATTTCACTCTCTGTCTTGTTATTAAAATAGTAATGATCGAGAGTTGTTCTGATATCTGTATGCCCCATTTGTGTTTTTATTACCGATTCTGGAACATTTCCATCTATCAACTTTGTTGCATATGTCTTTCTTGCCTTGTGAATTGAACGTTCACCAATTCCTATTCTATCACATATCACATATAGCCGCCTTGTAAATGCCTGACCTTTTATTCGTTTACCGTTTTTCATAAAAATATATTGCCCAAATGGATTGAGCATTTTTATTTTTCTCATAAGTTCTTTGGTATCTGCGGTAATTATAACATCTCTAAACCCGGCATCACTTTTAGGAAAATTTTGAACATCAAATACATATTTGCCATTATCATCTCTATATCTTATTTCTGTCTTTGATATATGTATCTTATTTTCTCCGACATCAGACCATGAGAGGGTAGATATTTCCCCAACTCTCAATCCTGTTTTAAATGCCAAAATAATGCCAAGTTCTATCAATGTAGGCTCATCTTCCATTACAAATCGTTCAATTAAAAGTTCCTCATCCTTAGAAAATACCAATTCGCAGTCTGACTTATGGTTCTTTTTAAATGACTTTTCCGAAATTTCCAAATCACCCATAAAACTGGTTATGCTCAGGCTGGTATAATGTTTTTTCTTTGCATATTTGAAAATTCCGTTAATCAATATCCGCATATCAGAATAAGCTTTTTGCGTAAGTTCCAGTTTTGAAATAGCTGTTTTTATGAATGATTCCAATATTTCTTCATCAATGTACCGGATTTTTCTATTTGCAATCGGCAAATACTTATTTTCAAAAAATCTTTTAAAATTTGTCTCGTACTTGTCCTTTGTCTGTCTTGTTATTTCACCATATTCAAGTTTTTCAGAAATCCAATTAGAATATACCTGAATAACTGTAGGTTCATCCTCCTTAGCTTTATAGAACTTTACTATTTCATCTTCAATTGCTTTTTCAGATGTTCTCTTTACAAGTCTCTTTCCTCTCTTATTATCTTCATCTGGCAAATATGTGTAAAACTTTCCATCTTTTCCTTGCCAAATGCTGTAAGTGTGTTTTTCAATAAATTTTTTCCTTTCGTTCATTTCAATTTTTTTCTGAATGGTGTCTATGTTGATAATACCATTTTCGATGGCAATATTCAACAACTCACTATTTGAAAGATTTCCCGTTTAACTCACCTTCTAACTTTTTTACTTTCTGTTTAATATCAAAAATTCTTCTTTCCACTGTTCTTGTTGATACGCATAGTCTCATGGCTATTTCTTTTGAAATAAGTCCACGGGCAAGAAGATAAAATATTTCTTCTTCCTGCTCCGTGAAATTGGCGTTTTCAATAATTGTTTCAAGCTCTGGCTTAGTCAGTTTTGAAAACTTCATAAGCCACTATCCTCCAATATTTTATTCTTCTCCCTGCCAGATCTTCGGTGTACCATCAGCATTGAGCATAACGGTAAAAGTTCCTCCGTCTCCGGGTCCTTTTATGTACATAACATTGGTGTCTTTGTCTACATAAATGGCATATTCCCATTCATCTTCTACCTTTTCCATCATCCTATCCTGTCCCTCGCTGACATTTGCTGTATCACTGCATCCGGCAATCAGGAGTGCTACAGCTATGATGGCTGTTATAAGTTTCCTTTTCATGATCTACCTCCATCAAGATTTCTTTTTCTCATCATACGGCTCGCCACAGAACGGGCACCGTGACAGTAATACCGGCAGCTTCCGCTCTCTCTTCTTACCTTTTTCTTTTACTGTAAATTCTAAGTACGCTCTTTCGGATATAACCTCGATAGGTGGTAATACCTGTTCGATGTTTTCCATCCCACACATTTTTTCCAATACCTCATCCATGCAATTACACATTGTTTCCCCTCTCTTTCTCAAAGTTCATCGATCATCTTTGAGTACTCGTTATACTGTTCTTCCGTCACATCTGCGACATTGTTCAGGAAAAAATATAAATATCCTTTTGAGTACTCGGCTGACCATAGTTTTAATTTGATTTTCTTTTTGGCAATTTCATAATAGAGACCGAAATCCATTATTATATTTTTCATGAGATGACCATTCCTCTCTTCTTGGTTTTGTTATCTGGTTCTAAAATAAACTCATCTGGTTCTCGTCGTACTGGTAAACACGTCCGGTTGTGATTCTTCCCATCTGACGCAATCTCTCCACCCGCGGTTTCTGCTTAAAATTTGCCATATAATTATTATCCACTTCCGGCGGTATGGATAAATAATATTCATCTGGCAATGGCAACTGATTTTCTGTGCAGGCCTCATGGATCTTTGACTGATAATAAATGATATGATTCCGTGTCAGATTCATGTTGCAGCCATCCGACCAGAACGGATCATTACACCCGTTCTGGTTGATAACTTTCCAGTGTTCTATTTCTCTGCGGATGCACTGGCAGTACTCTTTCACTTTATCTTCTGCTGTCTGTATCATGACAGCACCTCCAAATCTTCCAATGGAACATAATGTTTTAAATTGTTCGCATAATAAACAACAGCACATTTTACCGTTTCTTTTGCTCTTTTCGATACATAAAACGCTTCTGGAATGACTCCGATACCTACATCACATTCATCTTCATAAATCGCATCAAGATAGCCTTTGATGACAATATCCTTATATCCAACAATTACACCTGTGAAATTCTTATCAACGTGTTTGAAATAAGTTTTCTCGATATATTCAACATTTTTTTCGACAGTGCCATCATTGTTTCCATCTGCCAGATTATTGTCCATTGCATCAGCAGTTAATGTTTTCCTGTCGAGATACAGCCATCTTCCGTCTTTAAATGGCTTATAAAAGCCTTTGCATTTTACTTTTTCAAATAAATTCATGGCAACACCTCCGAAAAATTTAAGGTTTACGCAAACCGGAGCTGTCCGGTCTGCTCTGCTTCTATCTGCATATTTGGCATCCGCTCTGCAACACACAATTCTGGCAAATTTGCTCTGACCAGTGCTGCAGGTATTGGCGGACATACTGCATTGCCGCATCTTCGCACCTGTTCGCTTCTCGGATATGTCTTGCCGGTGTAATCATGGTCGATTATGTAATCGTCCGGAAATCCCTGACATCCATATAACTCCCTTGGCTCCAGCATCCGCAGTCCAATATCCACAATCTGGTAATCAGTGCCGTTGATGGTCACAAGTCCAAAGCGATCCTGTGCTGTGACTGTATCAAGCGGATCTTTGATATCCTGCCCTGTTCCCTGTCCATAGTATTTAATCAGAAACGCTCTGACCTCTCCAAAGTGTCCGTCACCAGCCGTGATCGTTGGTAATGGCTGTCTGATATCTTTTCCGTCACAATGATTGTTCATCTGAATCAGATTCGCAGTAACAACGCTGTTATGATCCCATGCGGTCACTGTCGGAAGCGGATTTTCTACTGTTTCCCCAGCACCCTTATATCCTCCGTCATAGTACTTATGCAGGAATGATGTGACCAGTCCATATCTATTTGAGCTGTCAACTGTCATGATCGGATCTTCTATAGTCTGTCCTCTTACTCCATCTTTTGAAGTTTCAGAATGGTACTGAATCAATGTAGGACTGATAAGGCAATGCTCGCATGGTTTATTCATTCACTCCACCACCTTTCACAATCTCGATTGCTTTACTAATAAGGCATACCGTGCAGTCCGATGCTCTACACTCTTCTCCAAAACAATCTTTGTTCACTGGTGATGTCATTATTTTTTCAACTTCTTCCAACTGCTCCACAACCTTGTCTACATCATAAGCCGTCGGATATTCTTCTAGTAAATACAATACTGCATTTGTATTTACTAAAGTTCCATTGCTTAAAGTAACCGATTTTAAATCTTTCTTTAGTGCATCCGCATCAATCAGTCTCATCGTTTGCCCTCCTGTTCCAATCTGTAGTTGCTTTCGTTCGCTCGTCTTTCCCTGTTCTGATTCCACCGTCCTGATCCATATACATCTCACATTCATAGCTTTTTGGAAGTTCTGTTCCGCATTTCATACATTTGATTTTGAACATTACTCCAACATCCGAATGTGATGACTTATTTACAATGGTAAAGAACATTGCTTTTCCGCCGCAGAACGGGCATGGTTTAAGTTCTTCGCTCATTTTTTATCCCTTCCATCCTGTTCTAGTCATCAAAAATTTTTCTCAACTTTTTGAAATCTATTTTTATACTTTTTTCAAAATTATCTACAAAGCTTTTACAAGCCATTTCAAAAACAAATGCTGCAAAATCTGTAGTCTCAAGTATCTCAGGACAACGTTTTCTTACATATTCTGCTACTATGTCATTTCTTGTCATTTTTCATCCTCCCAATCTAATTTCTGACCACAGCCACTGCAATATAACCCAACATTATACTTGTTTCTTAAATCTCCCTTCTCGTAACAAACAGGACAATAATAGTGATGCATTCCTCTATTGTATCCTTTCTTTATCTTTTCTCTTATTCCTTTCCTTGCCGTCTGCTTCTCCACCGCTACCCGGCATTCTTCCGGTGTGCCGATCGCCTTATATTCTTCCCACACCTTAGCATCCTCGTTTGTTAAAAGGCAAAATCCCTCATGCTTCTCCCCTTCAAACACCGTTTCGATAAAGTGGTGCATCAAAAGCGGAATATCTACGTTGGCATGATAACGTTCTTTTAAGTCTTTTTCGATTTTCCGGTATTTCTGTACCTCTTCCAGTGCGTTTATTGCCATTGCATAAGCATTTTCAAAAGATTTCCCCCATGATGTATCACACGGAATCGCTTTTCCAAGTTCGTTACAATCATATTTTAATTCTTCAATTGCTTCATTCTCCGTCATGACTCTATCTTTCATTTCTGCCAATTCCTCCTGACTGAATTTTGTGTAACCGATTCCACAATTTGTAAATCCTCCCGCTCTATACGCTATGGTTCTCGGCATCTTGCACCTCCAACAGTTCCGGATTGTCAAATCTGTTACCATTAACTTCAATTGTGCTTCCATAGCATTCTTTAAACTCAGATTTATGACCGTCTGCATCTTCAACATTCCAACACATATCCTCTTGATTCCAGATAATCTCGTAAAAAGCTCTTTCGTCAGAATCCCATACTATATCATGTTCAAACACCAGCTTTTTGTTCTTATCAGGCATTGCGGTGCACTGGCAGATGGTAGATGGATCAACGGCATAAAATTCAACATCCGCATCTTCATACGCTTCAATTTCTCTGATCTCTCCGTCTGTGTCATAACTTGGCAATCCGTATACCCATATTCCATTATCAATCCGCTTTGCGCGGTATAAAAATCTATTCTCCATCGCGTTCCACCTTTTTCCCTTTACAAACTCCTCTGTGTTCATGCACGGAAAATGAAATACTTCCGGTCTGCTTCATGTAAGTCAATTTTTCTCCGGTCAACTCACATTTATGTTTACGTTCGTTTAAATACTGACATCTTCCATCACAGTACATCACTTTCCCCCTCCATTTCTTTCAGCTTGGCTTCGGCTTCCTCTCTAGTAAGGAATATCCTTTCGCCAATGTCGCACGATAAATAGCAACTCTCACCCATATCAGCGTCATTTATAACATCAATTCTCATAATAGTTCTGTCTTTATGAATCTGCTTGATATATAACTGGATAACGCGCATCATAATAACTGGCTCTTTCGCTCCTTTATTTACCCGATACAAAGTATCTCCCACCTTGCACGGCAACCGCAGAAGTAATCCCTGCTCCTCGGCATCCTCATAGTCTTTTAACCTCTCAGCAAGCTTCAGTATCTTTTTTATCTCACTGGGCTCACAGGTTATGTCTAAATCAAATGTAAAGGCAACTCCGCCTCTATCACTTGTCTGTGCTAATCTCTCCATCGTTCTCCTCCTGCTTCCTGTATACCCGGTCTCTGTAATCTTCAACAACGCTATGCAACTGACAATACCGGCAGTCCATAATATTCTTTTCCGGACAAGTATCATTTAAGATACTGCATGTTCCGTCTGTCATCTTTTCCATACCACTCCTCGTTTTCTCAAATTTAATGTCCGCTCCGCATCATACAAAACAGCATTTCCGTCATAGACTTTTTTCTGCTTCCCACGATGCAGGGCTTTATTATTTCCAGTCTCCACGATACAGCATCCGATACCCGTGTCGGTTCTTCAAACTCCTGATATTTATCCCGCATCCACGGAACAGCCACTATAATTCCAAAATTCTTGGAAGATTCTGGATTTGTTTTAATAAGATGTTTTTCAAAAGTTCTATCATTCAAGTCTGAAAGAATATCTTTATAACACTGCATCGTGGTTACTATGTAGTTTTTCTCACCATAGAAGTTTAGACCATTCCCGCTGTATACGTCCTCTTTGCAACTTTTGATTTCGTAGCATATAAAAATTCCCTTTTCCAACGATGACACTGCGTATTGGTTTGGCGGTTCAAACTGCATGAAATCTACTCTTCCACCCTTCCCGGCAGTTGTGAACGCGTCAATGCTAACCTCACTCGCCCAGTATTTACCCATGCCGCTAAATCGGCTACTTACAAGCAGTTCTCCGAGAAACCTTGTTGTTTCCGCTCTGTTCATGCTATCCCTCACTTTCTGCCTTAAGCCATTGTTCCACCTCTGCAACAGAACACATTGCTACGCCGCCCTCAATGGTCTTTACGCTACCCTGCTCATATGTTTCGATTGAGCAAAGGAAATCTAAAAGCTCTTCATCCGTCATGCTCCGGATCCGGTCTGCATTGGTCTGTTTATTTGTCACTATGCATCCATCAGGATGTATTCCATCTTTCATATCATTCCTCACTTTCTCTGTATGACTCTGGTAGCGGCATCCAAGCAATAACGTCCAGAATATTCATTCCATCCGTGAAATTAATTCCATTCCAAAATGCTCTAAATGGGTATACCTTGTCTTGCTCACTACTTCCGTATTTTGTTGTTACCAAATACACTTCAAGACATTTTCCCTCAAATAACGGATTTTCTTCCGGTTCTTCTGGAATCTGCTCACTGCATGGAATCCATCCGCTTTCCTGCTCCAAAATTCTGTTGATCTCTTCCTCCGAAACCACTTTTGTTAGAGGAGAATACCCACAGGCTTCTGTTGCTACCTCAGATATCCGGTTTTTAATCCTGCTTATTTTCATTCTGATCCTCACTTTCCGGCAACATAGCATATTTATAGCTACTCATTTTACCGTCATATGTGCTCCATGACGTTTTTCCGTAATCCCATGTATAAACCGTTTCATCTTCATATTTTGCAAAATGTTCTTTGCTCCACGCAAAAAGTTCAGAATCTCTGACCAAAATCGGTGTATCGACTGGAACTTCGCTCCAATCAACATACTGGCCGTTCGCCCATTCTTTTGCTTTTTCTCTGCAACGACCAGCATTTCTAATGTCATTATCGCAAAAATCGCATTTATTGCAGACTCCCCTGCATTTTTCCAGTTTCCCATTAATTAACGCAATATTGCATCCATCACAGGCAATATTTAAAATCTCTTCCGCGTATTTTTCTCTATTCAGCATTTTCCTGCTCCTTTCCGATCCTGTTCACAAGCTGTTCTGACCTCGTATAAGCCTTATCCAACAGTTCCAAGTATTCACTAAAGGAAATCTGCGCCTTTTCGGATAACTCACTCGGATAACGCTCTAACAAAGCCTTAATGCACTGTTTCATGTCTCCAAAATATCCGATTGTTCGAACGCTTTCTTTTTCATTGCCGTCCTTATCCTGTCCGGCATATCTCTGTCTCAGGGTGTGATTCAGAGAATCAATCTCCACAAAATATCCATCCTGCAGTTCCACAGCTAACTTGTCCATCAACCATTCCTCCTATATTTCATACGTCTTTCCGATAAACCGCTTATCAATGTACTTACATTCCCATTCCAGTACACTTGCGATCCCCGTCATGGTTTCATATCCGGTAGCAAGGCAGTTAATCAAATATCTGATTCTCTCATAAACCTGTCTGATCTGATTTCCCGAAAATTTAAACTGTGTTTTAAGGCAGACACCCAACATAGCAAAATAATTAAATACCTGTGCCAGTAAAAACTTATTTGCCTGTATCATGCAGTTCGGTGCAATCTTTCTCTCTACCAGATAAAAGCTCTCACGATACGGAATCTTATTAGTTTCCTCTCGCACGTCAATCTTGCATTTATCTTTCAGATAAAAACCAAGTTCCTCGCCTGTCGTTCCATCCTTTGCATTCTCCACATATGCATCAATAGTCTGCTCAACCTTTATGATTCTTTTGTGTCCGAATCCGAACTTATCATGCAGTGCCTGATATGCCATCATACGGACGTTATAATAGGATTCCTCTATTAGATAATCCGCATTGCTTTGTGCCTTGGCGTGTCTCTGTATTCCGATCAGTTCACTCTTGGAATATCCAAGTGGCTGCATCCGCTTTTTCTTTCTTGCCAGTGCATTACTCATTTGCTCTTCCATCTCCTCTCTACATCCTCAAAATGGCTAAATACAAGACTTTGAACATATTTTGATATATTTGTCCGTGCATATTTTTTAATTAGCATTTCCCCTGCTTCCATCATTCCTTGGAACCACTCATCTTCGTTATCAGCTTCATAAAACTGCTGCCGGAATTTATAATAGTCATTAAAAAACTGCCATTCTTCGGAACCTTTTTCAAATTTCTTACTTGCCATAATCATTCACCTTTTAATCAAATGGTGTGCTGCCACATACTTCTCGGAAACCGTCTTTCTGTCGCATCCGTGCTTGAATCTGTTCAATGGTTTCGGTTCGCTCGATAAATTCCATACGATCACCTTCAAACTGAACAACTTCTCTAAACGGTGTACCCTGTCGATTCTTTTCAACTTTCAAGCCTTTAAATTTTCTGTCTTCATCCAAATTCCACATAAGAATAATATTGGAAGCATCCTGCTCAATATCTCCGGATTCTCTTAATTCGGACATTGTAGGCTCTTTCGTTACATTCATTTCCGATACTCGGTTAAGCTGTGACAATAGGATGATCGGAACGTGAAGCTCTCTCGCAAGTGCTTTGAATTGCTTCGAAACTTCCCCGACTTCGGATGCACGATTATTGAACTTCCGGTTACACCGTACCAATTGCAGATAGTCAACTACGATCACGTCATATCTTTGATGCCTGCATTGCGTTCTCATTTCCTCAATAACATTTGTCTGATCGTCAATTGTGATCGGATATTTTTCAAGCTCATCATTTGCCTTGTCAAAGGCTTCTTTCTCTCCACCAAGAAAAGCCTTTGCCCTGCGAACTCTTGTCAGACCAATCTTTGACATTCTTGAAACAAACCTTTCATAAATCTGACTGTTGTTCATCTCCATGTTGTAGTAACAAGTGTTATAGCCTTTTCTTGCCATATTCTCGATTATTTGTGCCACAATAGCAGACTTACCAACTCCCGGTCTCGCGGCAACAACTGTAATGTCTCCGCCTTCAAGACCGCCAAGGCAATCGTCAAGATGGTAAAATCCTGTCTTTACCCTGTCCTCTCCCACATCATCATTGAAGTATTTATCTTTGTTCTCTGATACGATTTGCTTCATCAACTTAGATTTCTTCAACTGATTAACTTGGATTTCTTCAAGCCTTGTAAGAACTTCCGCGATCGAATTATCAATATCACATGGTCTAAGGCTCACTCTCTGGAAAAGGCTTTTCGTTTCCCTTGCCCGCCAATCCTTAATGACTGCATCCGCATAGTTTTTCATTGCTGTCGATAACGGAGTTGCGGCAATACATTCCTTAAGCTCCCCGGCAATCATTTCCGGCTCCCATTTGTGGTTTTCAAGTGACTGAGACAGTGAAACGACATTAATGTTTTCTCCACGATCATACATGGCAAGCATTTCAGCAAAAGCATCTTGGCAAAATTCAGAGCTGAACATTTCCGGCTTCAATTTGTTATAAACCTTGTACATGGAATCATTGTCAATCAATACACATCCGATCACTCCAATTTCTGCTTCCGTCAACTGCTCTCACCTCGCTTTCGTTTCTCAACTTGACGAATCCAGTAATCGCAATCCTCTTTCAGCCAATCACCATATTTCGGAATATAACGATAATTTGTATCATCCGGATTCTTCTCTATATAGTCAGTAACATATGCCACTGTAGCCTCATATATCAGCTTTGCAACGGCTTTCCTGTTCGGCTCGATAACTTCTAAAAGCTTGTCCATCCATGCTACCTTGGCAGACGTTAACGACGTTTTCTTTGGATATGCATTGATCGTGTATTCCCATCCCCATTCCGCGTCAAAGTCCAAATCAGATGCAGGCACGCTTTCTTTTGTATTTTCTTTCTCTATATCTATATCTATATCTTTCTCTATATCTATCTCTACATTGCAATTTTGTTGCAAAATGTTGCACTCCGTTGCTCCACTGTTGCATTGCAACGCTTTTTGTGCATTTTCCCTAGATTTACGACTTCTTCTGGTACTTGCAGTCTCACTTCCTAGGTTATCTTGCACAAATGGCAACTTGTACTCAATGGAATCTGATGTTTCAAGCAATCCGCAGGAAAGAAGATACTGAATCGTTACTTGAACATTGATTTCGTCCTCGTCAATATCAAGGGCGATCTCTTTGTAAAATTCATCTTCCAATCCGGAATATTCCAGATAGCCACCTTTTTTCAACGACAACAACTGCATCTTAAGATAGATGATCGTATATGTATCGCCACCAGCCATCTTTCGGAGTTTTTTGATTCGTTTGCTATCAAAGAAATCATCCATCAGTTTAAGCCAGTAATACCGCTTATTCTCCGCCATTTTCACTACCTCCAAGCAATTCAATAACCTTTGCCCCAGCATCTTCCGGGCGACAAAATACGAACTCAACGCCATACTTAAGTTGCATTGTCAACATAGCTTTTGCCAATACCTTGCCAGATGTCGGCTTTGTTTTCGGTAGCGGTACATTCAGCAATTTTCCAAGCGTGTGCATATATGCAATATTGTTATACCGGTCCACTCGAGGATTATGCCATGTAGATACATCATTGACGGAATACACCTTGTCTGTATTTTCAATAAGCACATATAACTTAATTCCGTTGTTCTGCGCCAAAATACACTCGTCACGGAATCTCGGATGTGCTCTTCCACAGATGTTCCCAGCAATTTCCTGCATGTCTTTTTTCGTGTCAACGGAAACATCATATGTGCCAAGAAAATCCATCTTTTTAAGTTCCATTTTTCTAGCTGATTTTCTACGGATAACATCCGCTACCTTGTCTGTGGCAATTATGTAATCTCCAACCGGCAATGGTGCACGCAAGACTTCCATATCGTGGCTTTTAAAATATCTATTCTTAAGGATATGTAAGCCCTCTTTCTGTCCTTTATCCTCAATTATTAACACGTATTCTCCTTTCTGGCGGTCACTTTTAGCAACCGCCAAAGGTATCTCATGGCTTTCAATTTAGTTTTGTGATATATTAAATTCCATACCAAAGTCAGATACCGCATAAACTGGTTTCTTTTATGCTTTCACATTGGTGTTTCAACCTATCAAAACGGGCAAAGGTTCATATCAACCTCTAATCCTTTTTCTGCAATATAAACATTTGCTCCATATTTAACTGTTTCTTCTGTCCTTTGTTTGAATAGTGCGGGATCTCCGCTTTTATCTGATAAGTGTATTAGAACGACATTTCGCAATGCCGGATTATCGTTAGTAGAAATAAAGTCAAGTGCCGTTGGTAAGCTCATATGACCTCTTAATCTGTGTTCGTAATTTGGCTCTTCTCGGTTCACAAACTGCATATCATAGTTGGCTTCCACCATGATGTGATTAACACCATTAAATCTCCATCTGACGTATTCCGTGTCTGTTGCATACACAAGGCTTCCCATCTCTGGATGCGTAATGTAAAACCCAACGCACGGGCACTCTGAACCGTCTCCGTTGTTATGTAGCCATCTTCCAGATTTATCACGGTTTTCAAATGCCCTTATGTCAAAATTTCCTTTTCTAAAACGCATTTCAGAATATTTTATCGGCGGTCTGCATGGTTCAAAAACAGGAATGCCAGCTTGCACATATTGTAAGCTATAAAGACTATGGTCAATATGGAAATGGGTAGTAATCACAGCCTTAATTTTCATCACATTGAAATCCAGTGCTTTCTTGACTTCCATAAAAGGCAACCCGGCTTCGATTATCAAAGCTTCCTTGTCATTCTCCAGCATGTAGCAATTACCGGATGAACCAGAACCTAATGTTTTAAGTTTCATACCTCTTTCACCTCAATTTTCAAATATGTGTTTATTATCGATTATCCAAGGATGTTTCGTGTAGTCTATATGGCTTGCCGCATTTGCAACTGTTTTCCGTAGCATCTTTAAATGTTCCTCACAATGCTTTCTTCCAGATACCGCCGGTCTACCACAGATTATGCACAATCCTTTATCCTCCCGGTACTCCCTTTGGCTTGTGGACTTCTCGCACGAACGCCTCTTTGCCAAACACCTGTTGCATAAAACAGTTCCGCATACTGCATTACGTTTTCCACACTTCACGCATATTCCACTGGACTTATTCATGTAATATCTGGTACGGACTCTTTCTTTCCGTGCTTCTGCCTGTTCCGGTGTTTCCCTTGCAAGTCTCTTAGCTTCTACCTTCGCTTTCTTCTCCCGGCACTCAGCGCACATTTTGTACTGCGTTCCCAATATGCCTTTGTGACATCTGGAGCATATACCAAGAGATACATAAGGGTCTTCCGCTTTTTCTCTCATTCGGCATCCTCCAAAAACCATATTCCTTCCGGTTTTAAAAAGTTACCCTGAACAATGTTCTTTCTGAATATACTTTCTGCTGTCGGTGCAAGATCCGTAAGTCTCTGTATGCTCTCTTCTATGTTGTCTGCCAGAATATCAATGCCGAATAATGTCTCTGCAGCTTCCGTTTCAGTCATTCCTATTGACAGTTTCCGTTTCAAGATTTCCACAAGGAAATTTCCAGTACCACACGCAGGCTCCAACACTGTTCCTCTCCAACACTCTGCACCACCATTTTCATCTTCCAACATATTGCACATCTTTTGTACCATCCAGCCCGGCGTATAAACTTCTCCAAACTTTTTGACGCGTTCTCGGCTTTTTGTAATTTTTTCTTTCTGCCTATTTTCCATTTCTGTGATAAAACTCACTCCTCACATCAATAATCTGTCTTGTCTGTCCAAACAATGCCCTATTATGCTTTGCCCTATGCTCATTGTCACAGATAAATTGCTTGCAAATTTCCGGTCGAACCGGATAGATTCTGCATTTCTCGCAACTCTTATCCGTATCAAGAAAAGGACATGTCATATCATACGGTTTTTTCACAGTAGGAAGCAGGTGCTTACATTCTTTGATATGGTTCTTACGGACATATCTGTGAATAGCAGCTACCTCTTTTCTGCTCATTGGTAAAAGGTTGGAACAGCAATTACCGCATTGACTGCATCTCCCATCTTTGCAGAATTTATAAATATTATCTTTCATACCTTTCTGAACTGACTCTAAAAATGAAATAACTTCCATAGGCTACTCCAATTCTTCCTCTGCCGGGAACTGAAATACTTTCATGTAATTCTGGCTTGCATATTTTTGATATTCTTCTCTAAGCATTTCCATAGCTTTCTTTGCTTTCTCTTCGGTGGAATAATCTGCAACATCTACTGAATCATCATATCCACATATCTGCATTCTCACATAAACGCGCCCATTTATACATCCTTTATATACAGAAACCAAAGCGTTATCATACGGGAAATCCATTGTTCCGTCCTGCGATATAACTCTCATGGCAACCTCCTAGTCCTTCATAAAGTCTGGCAAATTCTCGTCATTCTCTGCCGATTCAACAACTTCCGCTTCGACTGCTGCGCTTTCAACTTCTTTTGTTTCCGCATCTACAACAAAATCCTCTGAATTGGCGTTCTCGGCAATATCTCTTTTGACCTGCTCCTGCAAATCTTCCATTGGATATTCCTTGAAATCGTTGTCCTGCATTTCCTCTTTCGTATATAATCCCATTGTCAGCTCCGGGCAATTCAGACTGGAGAAGAAAGATGCGGCGCGATACCGAAGCATTAACTGCGGCATGGTTTTCCATTTGCTACCGTTCTTGCCAAGCCAACCCTCATCTTTTGCCATATCCATATTTACTTCCATGCCCTCAACCCTGCGACCATTTTTCATAGTCCAAGCCGTGCATGAGAATGGCTTGCCGTTCTTGTCCTTTGCTTCGTCAAACTGCAATTCCATATCAAATTTTTCGGAGTTATTGATTGCGGCAATCAGAAACTTTGAACTCCAAGACGGTCTACCCTGAATCACATACAGATTCTGCATAACCATCAGTGGGCTTACTCGCAGTCTCTGCGCCTGCTCAATAGCAATCAGACAGTTTGCATCGTTCTTCTGGAATGTCTGCGGAACGATTGTTGAACTTGCCAGTGCCTTTGCCATCTGCATAGCCATGATGAAATTGTCGGATGTTCCGAAAATTCCAAGGCTGTAATCGGTAACCTTGTTATTGTGTGTTGCAACCTCTGTCTTTTCTTCTGCTACTGCTACTTCCTGTTTCTTTGTTTCTGCCATAATTATTTTTCCTCGCTTTCTTCTAAATCTTCCAAATACGTTTCTTCGTCAAACCAATCTTCCGGCTCATGCTCTGCACAATAAGGAAAGACAGGTTCTCCGCCATAGCATCTAACACCCTTAGGACAATCAGATTTATATATGCAATAATTGCATATTGTTTCTTCATCCAAAGAATTTACATCTACCTTCTGTGGATTCTCATACTTCCTTACAACTGCCACCTTATCAGCACCGTAGGTTTCCACCCACTTCATATTCACTGATTCATCTGTAACAGTCAGCTTTGCACCCTTAGAATTTACAACCGTGTCACCAGCTTTCACGAAATCCTCGGTGCGATACACGTAGCTTCTTGTGCTGTTAGGAAATTTTGCTTTGATATACTGCATTTATCTGCAACCTCTCTTTCCTTTATTCCTCGCGTCTTTTTCGCAATACGGAAGAGAACAATGTCCGTCTCCTCCCCAAAACCATTTATTTGCGTTCCTCCAACGCTTGCATGACATACACCTTGCATCCGGCTGTGTGACGTTGTTCCCAATTCCTACTCTTGACATTTACACACCCTCGACTTTCAACTGCTTGTCCTCTGAAACGCTCAAAAGGATTAACTGTGCATCCATATCCGGCACATTGAACTCATTCAGTGATTCTGCGTTATCTACGAAAATCGGTACGCTTACACCGTATAACTCGCTAAGAGAACGGATAATATCAAGTCCGGCTACGATTCTATGACCACTGTTTAAAGCCGAATACGGAACGCCATTCACAGTACACTCACAACAATCTTTCATACCGCCATTTAACTGCATTTCAAAGAGTTTGAAATTTACGGTCTTGAAATGGCTGTTAATAGATTCTGAAACCTTATCCAGCTTGAAACGAATGAACTCTTCCAAGAGATAAAGCATCTGTTCCTGATCGGCAACTTTCTGCCCGATTTCTTTCTGCTCGTCACGAAGCGTTTCGATACGATCATCAATCGCCACATTGTTAGCCGCCTGCGCAATAACCTTGTTCACCTCTTCAAGCTGACTCTGCAGATCGGCTTTCTCGGCTTTTAAATCAGTAACAACCTTGTCTGCGCCCTCGGATTCAACCTTTGCAATATCAGCAAGAATCTTGTCATGCTCTGTTTTCAGCTTCACATACTCTTCATTCTGCGAATAATCAGCTTCTGCCGGGATCTCGGATAACTGCTTTGCATAATCATTCTGCTTTGCAAGTGCCTTGGATTCCTGCTCTTTGAGTGCCACAATGTCTTCCTGCAACTTGGCGTTTTCCTTTGTCAATCGCTCAATATCAGCCTTGCAAGCGTTGCCCTTGTCAATCAGACCTTTAAGTTTTGCGCCCTTTGCATCATCAAATGCTTTGCGTGCATCCTCTAACTGCTTGGTGGCACGTGCCTTGGCATCTGCATTTTTCTGCTCAAAATCAGCCTTAAGAGACTCAATCTTATCCTGCGGCAACTTCTGACCACATAAGGAACAAACCGTTGTAGATTCATCAAATTTCCACTTGGATTCGTCAAAGAGATATGGCATTTCATCAAATGCCTTGGAAAATTCTGCATTGTATTCAACACCAAGATTTTTCCGCTCTGCATCTGTATCGGAAATTGTCTTCTCATTTGCCTTGATCTGATTTTCCGCAGACTGAATCTGATTATGTAAGTCATTGAACTCTCGTGTTGCATCATCCTTGGCACTGTCAAGACCTCTACGTTTTGCGGAAAGTTCGTCATTCATGACCTGCATAATGCCGGACATATCAAATTGCAACTGCATTTCCTTACTTCTTAAATCGCCCAACGCGCTACCGGCATTCTCCATTTTCTTGCCACATTCAGCGATTCTTCTTACCAGATCCACCTTTGCAAGCTCCTGTTCTGCCACATCCACATCAATCTTGGATTTTTCTGCTTCATCAATACGCACCGGAATTTCAGCCTGTTTCTTCTTCCACCCGGATAACGCTTTGGAAAACTTAGCACGGATATCATCTGTGGACGGTGCTTTCTCCAACTCGCCGAGTAATGGTGCATACTTGGCATCGGTCTGTGCCAGTTCCACATCGGAAACCTCTGCAACAAGTTTCATCAGAATATCTCGCTGATCTTTCCATTTCAGAGAAGAAAAATACTGCGGATTGGTCAACAGCTTAAACATATCCTCGCTCTGCGCAAGACCGGAAACATAAGCTTTGAAATCAGCTTCACTCTTTGGATAACCGTCAATTTCAAATGAATTGACATTTCCCTGCAAAGTCACGGTATCGGTGCCACGCTTCTTTACCCAGTTCTGCTTCTGAATCTTTGAAAGTTCCATTTCCTTGCCATCTACATCCAGAACCGCTACAACCTTAATCTCCACGTTATCAATGCGGTTGCCGTCCTTATCCAGTGGTCGGACATTGAACTTTTCCTCTCCGGCACTGTTCTTATTAAACAGAAGCCATGTAAACGCATCAAAGATAGTTGTTTTTCCTACGGCATTCTGCCCGCTGATCTTCGTTTTGCCCGAGAAAGTCACGTCAAGGCTCTTAATTCCCTTGAAATTCTCCATATGTAATGATCTAATTTTCAGTTTCATTTTCCTTCTCCTTCCACTCTTTATATTTTTTAAGTGCCTCTTCAAAGCATGCTTCATCGTCAACATATCCAAGAGCTGACTCTATAATTTTTGAATCAATAGTTGTTCCTTTTTTTCCCATCAGCTCAATGTCTCTTTGGTGCTCATTTGCAATAATGGCACATGCTGTATGAACTTTCGTCCTGCATGCAACCAGATCTGCATATTCTTCAACGGAAATTGTAACGGTATTTTCTGCCATCTTAATTTTCCTCCTCTAATACATTGATTTTGCTTACAGACACCTCGTATGATGTTCTCTGTTCTTCTGTTCCATCTTCATATTTCTTAATATATCCGCGGCTCTGAATGCGTCCATTGATCTCAATATGAGTTCCTACTTCCAACTGACCAACAAATCTTGCATTTCTACCCCAAACAACACATGGGATATAATCTGATTTTCCGTAGGAACGATTGACTGCGATTAATAAATCTGCAATTTCTCTTCCAAGCGGAGTTTTCCTGTAAATCGGTTCTTTGCATACATATCCGTCAAGCTGGATTTTGTTCAAATCTGTATGCTCTCCCGGATTCGCTTTTTCAATTTCACAGACGAATACATATAATAACAGACGATTTCTCTTTTCCTCATGTTTGTTATAAGAACTATACACACCGGAAACATTAACGGCAGTGCCCGTGTATTTATCATTCAGATTGATTAATCTCTCTGAAATAATTAATGGGATAATATCAGCCGTCCCACTTAATCTATCCACTTTGAGGTGCATATTATAAAATCCCTCTCCAAACACCTCATGGTTAAATTCCGGCTCTGTGATAATCGTTCCTGTAAGTTCCACTTTATTGTTTTCTGCTCTCATATTTGAATTTCTCCTTTTCTTGTGCTAAAATAGGCGCAAATAGCTTATGCTATTGCTTGAACTGGAATCATTCAGCTTTGGTCGGTTCGGATGATTCCTTTTCTTTGCTGTAATCAGTGTCAAATGTGATATAAGTAATACCGTCATCGTCATCAGACTCACTTCTGTAATCGTAATCTACAATCTCTTCTGTATACTCCTGCCACTCCCCATCTATTTTTGTTCCTATATAAATAAGAAGCAATCCAATCAATACAGGTATGGCAGTAACCGGATACTCCGTTGCGTCAATGCAGATGCAAAACAGAAAAACAACGGTGCCGATCATTTCAATTATCTTTGCTAACTTTTTCATTCTTTTCCGACTCCGTATCTGATTGCCATTTCTTTTACAATGGCTGTATATCCCTCAATCAGTTTCTTATCCTCTGCAATAATATCCACGTATGATAATTTGTCTCTTGCTGATTTACAGATGCCCTCGTCAGCCATTCTTCTGCGCTTATTGGTTAAGCGCTGTTTCAGATTTACACCCATTCGCTTTGACAACAGTTCGTAGCTTTCGGCTCTTACTTGGCTGTATGCCTGTCCGCCACCAAGTTCCATGCTGATTTTTCTTAAAATATTTCCAGTATCATCACGCCATGATGTTGTATCAAGTGCAACCACTTCTCGGATGCTCTCAACTCTTTGTTCCACATGGTTTAACTGCTCTGCCTGCCGTTTCTGTTCTAACTGCTGTTCTGCTACAGAATTGAAAATCTTCTGGAACATCTGCAACTCCGGTGATAACTGATTGAGGTCGATTACCTTTTGTTTCACACGTTCTTCCAAGGTCGTGAAATAATCTCGTGCTTCTTCTGCTTTCGCTCCATTCCCTTTCATAGAAAGTTTCTTTGCAAAATGGGCTGTGAGTTTGTAATCCTGCGTTTTGTTACCCTCGACATTAATGTCGAACCCCCAGTAATCCTCATTTTCAGTGGCAAATTCATTATCAACAATGTTTGATTTCGCCCATCTTGAAAACTGTCCCTGCGCCAATTCCAAGAACGCATACAGCTTTCTTGCGGTGGTCATTCCGTCTTCATCGACACCAAGTGCAATTTCGATTGGTGTCTGCATTTTGGTTGTTTCTAAATTGTTCATTCATTCTTCTCCTTTCCGGATTTTTGCAATAAAAAATCCAACTACCGCTTGATAGTTGGAAAATACTGGTTGTCTCTATTTTGCTTTGTTGATACAATTAATGTACGGCGGCGGCCATCATGAAAGGAACTGTTATCATGAAAATCGTTAGTATACTTATCTCATTATTGGCATGGCGTGTTGCCGGTTACGACTTCTTCATAATTCTAACCATAACATCCATGACAATCGACCTATACAAAGGATTTAAAAAAGTACAAAAGAGATTAAATAAAATACTAAAGATGATGCGGAAAATAAAGCAATAATGTAACTCATTTCCTGCCGCCGTCGCATATTAATTGTATCAACTGATTTCCTGTGTTACAAACACATTTAATCTGCAAATTTAGACATATTTCTCAACTATCTCAATATTCAGTTCTTCTTATTCTTTCGTTTTTGAGTTCCCAGTTTCTTCACTGGTTGCCTTGCTTGCTGAACCCTCGACCATTCCCAGAACATATCCTTTCTGAAAATCGTTCATTTTGGGAATCGCGTCTTTCAACTTTTCTACAACTTTCTTTTCCTGTTCGCTCATGTATTCACTTCCTTTCTCCCTGTGATATAATTTCCTTATTAAATAAGGAAAGGCGGTGATAATATGGATAATGGTTATTCTGAAACATTTGCTACATATGAGTTTGCAGATAAAGGAACATATGTATGTATGCAATGCGGTGGCGAAAATAAAATTGGAATCGTCACTGTAAAGCAAGGCGAAATGCTACCAGAATGCAAAGAGTGCGGATATACTACATGGATTAAAATAATGTAGGATTTTTAAACACTCTCTTTTCCTCTGCGAGCGTTTGGCTTGTAACCGCCAAGTTATCATCAACCATATGCTCAATGAGGAACGTTCTTTTTACCACTCTCGTTCCATCTTCACATACTTGTGAAACATGCAAATACATTTTCCCATCTTTAATAAATGGAATAATAAGTATGCTCTGCAAAAACTTCCACTTCACAAAATGCTTATTAAAAAATGCAACTGCATGAGCCTTGATTTTACTCACTGTATCATCCCTTTCTGTGATATAATATTTTCAAAAACGGAGGAATTAACATGCTTCTAAAAATCGAAAGAATAATATTAAAGAAAATATCTAAAACGAATTTTTCAATCAAACTTTCCGATATAGGTAAATTTGATGGAGAAGATGCATACCAAGCGTTTTTGGATTTATAGGATAGAGGATATGTAACGAAAGTAAACACATCTATGGATAGATCGAGTTTTAGCTTCATAGTTACATCCAAAGGCAGATTCTACAAAGAATATCTTTTCTTGGAATTTTTGAGAAATATCCTCATTCCTTTTATTGTGGCTTTGATTACAGCAACTGCTACATATCATTTAGAAAAAGTAGCAGATAGCTATTCCGACAGCGGCACCAGCCAATGCGCTTACGAGTTGGATTCCACCGACAATGAATGGCTCAAACTTATCGAGTAAGTCACGCTTTTGCCGAAATGTCATTTTTTTCACCGTCTCACCTCTTTTCCATTTCTTTTGCAATATTATAATAACGCAATAGAAATATAAAGTCAATAACAAATTATTGCTTTTGTGATATTTTTGTGATAATATTATTGCAGAAAGGTGGTGAAGACTTGAGTGCAGTAAACGAACGCTTAAAATCTTTAAGAATATCATTAGGAATGAACCAAAAAGATTTTGGAGAAAGAATTGAAGTTGCGCAAACTTATTTATCTCAAATAGAAAAAGGGGATAGACCTGTTACCGACAAAATTTCAAAAATTGTTTGCTTACAAAATTGGAATGGTAAAAGCGTAAATGAAGAATGGTTCCTAACTGGAAACGGTGAAATGTTTGTTCCGGAAACTAAAGATGAACAAATTACAAGATTGCTTTCAGATGTGCTAAAGAAAGAAAATAGTGATTTTAAAAGAAGACTTGTAACTGCATTATCAAAACTTGATGATACCGGTTGGAAATACCTAGAAGATTTTATTGATTCTATTTCAGAAAACAAATAAGAAAAAGCCAAGGGCAATGCGCAAACCCTTGGCTTTCTTTCTATTCTAATAAATTTTTAACAAATACATATATAATTCTTAACCATTTTTCATTGTCGCAATTCGCGACCATTTCAGTTATTTTTTCCTTGTAAAACGCTGTTGCCTCATTGCACTCTTTTTCCCCCATATTGATTTCCTCCAATCATTCCGCACTTTCGATAGCGATACATAAATTATAGAACTTATGTTCGATATCGTCAACCCCATTTGACAAATTGCTACAAATTACAAACTCGTTTGTAGTTGAGGGACAAGAAAACGCCTTATCCCGCCCCTCAGCCAGAACTTGAAGTGCCCTTATCGGACAATTTTATTTTACAAATTTTCCCGCAAATATTCAATTTCTTTCGGTCGCAAGTTTCGACAGGTAAATTTCTTATTGTCACAGAATGTCGATTGATTAGTTTAAATTTTGTTAAAAAATTAATTACTGGTTGAAAATTATGCATCTGCCAGTTATCTGTGATGAATTTTAAGTGCATAATTTTCCTTTCTGCCCGTAGGCTTTATGCAAAAGAGCCGGCTACACAACACATGGTCATGTAATCGGCTCTTAGGCTCTTGATTTTATTATATTTAATTTTTAATGCAGTTTTTTTACAGCTTAGGTGCGATCTTTACCATATTTAACCATTCCTGCACATTAAGATTTGAACCTGAGTTCTGATAAGTACTGAGTGTACCAGTCTGTCCCGGTCCGAAAGTGCCACCACTCGTTACCTGTAAAGTTGATGCACCGCCGGATACCGCAGGAACTCTGACTCGTCCCATGACATAGTTAGATGTTGTATTTGTTATAAAAACTTCACGAAACCCATTTGCGTTTGAACTGAAAGTGACAAGACCTGTAATAAGATAATACCCATCATCCGGGACAGTGAAATACTGCACGACAGGAGTTTGGTCATTATAATTTGTTGCAGTATTGGATAAGGCAGATACATTATTTTTGGCATCTGACTTTTTTAAATATGTGTCTGGAATGTTATTACCATCATAATCTGCACTAGCACGGGCAACTCGTACGCCAGGATAAGTATCATTCTGCTCGTTGTGTGCAATGAGATCTATCATATTATCATTATTAATATTAAACATTGGCATAAGCGAACCCATAATTCCAGACCAGTCGCTTTTCATTATTTTAATAAAATACTTATTTGCTAAACCGCTGTTTAACGATGATATCGCCCCGGTACAAGTACCATTCCCAATCTTAGAAATGTCTGTCGTTCCAAGCATTTTATAGAGATACCGCACATTCTTGAACATCTGTGACACCTTTGCAAAAATTGAAGAGTGTTTTTCGCCGCTTGATAATTTTGATACAGTCGTCCACGCTGACGCTGATCCGTCTGCCACATCACTACTCGTAAAAGTTGCTGTATTCTCTGCTGTATCTCCACCGGTTGCCACTGCACCGACGTTTTCTGCTGTGAGTTCTACATTGCCCCTACGGAAAGAATCTTCATTTACACCTTTGATTCCGGTAACTGGAGTTCCGGCCAGCACATCCCACTTATCATCTGATGTTTTATAGATATTTGCACCAGTAGGAATGACGTTACCGGCTCCTTCTTTAAATTCATCCGTAGTGGTAAATTCATCTGAAATGTTGTACATCCAACCAGAGTTAACATCTGAAAGTGCCGGTAAATCTGCAAAAGCTACCGTTCCATGTGGCTGCAATCCACCTTTAAGACCTTCGGACACGTCTTTTGACTGTTCATAATAGTACTTTGCATTGTCAGAATCCTCGCCCTCTCTGCTCCCGGTACCACCCACGGCATAACTCTGTGCTTTAGTTGCACTATCTGCTGCAGATTCGGCTTTACCAATGATCTCTGTTGCTTTCTGCGTTGCGATTGTGGCTTTATCTATGGCGGTACTGGCGGACTGGCTGGCAGATGCCGCTTCACTTGTGGCTGTGGCTGCAGACTGACTGGCGGATTTCTCACTGGCTTTTGCGTTAGTCTCGGATATTGCTGCCGCCGTGGCTGACTTCGCCGCTGCTGTCTCTGACGCTTTGGCATTGGTTTCGGATGTTTTTGCCGCTGTTTCACTGGCTTTTGCGGCATTCTCACTTGCTTTGGCGTTTATTTCAGACATTGCCGCTGCCTGCTGGCTTGACTCTGACTTTGCTACTTCCACCTTAATTTTTGCAAGATAGTTTGGCTCCAAGTGTTTTTCCTCGATGCTACCCTCTTTGACGGTGGCAGACACTTTTCCATCCTTATCAATGTAAAAGGCTACCGTATCAGAATCAAGGAACTCATACTGTGTAATCAGTGCCGACAGGTCTATGTACTGCTTCGTACCATCGATCAGAGTCAAAATAATCTGCTGTGTAGTCGGATTGTAATCGAAGTTGATCGCGATCTTCTCCATCTGCGTATCGATCGTAACCTTTGACCCGTTCTTTTTCGTGATTGTGATAATTCCCGTCGATTCCTCGAATGTCACGTCTGAAACAAGAGTTGCTACCTCTGTTTTCGTGGCTTTTGTGGTATCAAGAGTGATTACACGATCATCAATAACGCCAATAGCTGCGTCCATTTTGTTAAGATTGCTTTCATTAAGCGGTGTTTCATCACTCGGGTAATTCTCCCAATTAATAGCACTATGCGCTTTGTTCATGGTCCTCACTCTCCCTTTCCTTTGCAAGCTTCATCTGCTCCCGTTCGGCTATAACATGTCTGTTTGCTTCTTCCTTAATCTGCTGCAGAATATCCTTAAACACTAGGTACTTAGCTTCGATTGGGACATCCTCACACAAATTTGCATAATTTATAATGTCGTTTTCAAATTCCCGAATTTTTGCATTTATCATAGATTTTCCACCTTTTCCTTTAACTGTTCTATCTCGTCATGCTGCAACTGCACTGTGGCAACCAGATCAGCAATCAGTTCCGTATATTTCAGTCCGTAATACTTTTTCCCATTGCTGTCTGAAAACGTTTTTGGACAAATATTCCACCCTTTTTCCGCTTTTTTCAAAACATCCTGTGCAATAAATCCATGATGGAACCCATCTTTTTCGAAATTATAACGATACGATTTTGCTCTTAAAGAATAAATAAACTCAGATGATTGCTTTTTGCTTAAATCTAAAATTGTGTTTTTTATTCTTTTGTCAGATCCATTAATTACTCCACCTCTGAATCCACCTACTCCGGTATCTCCGTCTAAATGGATCATCATGTGGTCATTATCGTTTGCGCCTTTATGCAATGAAACATGATTATATTGAACCGTACATTCATGAACAGGACTTTCAAGCGTCCCTTCCACTGTTCGAAATCCATCCGTTCCCATCTGTACAAGTGTTCCACTGCGTTTAAATTCAATAAGGTTTTCTACAGACTCTTCCGCTTGAATATGCATATATCCCCCGGTCATTTCCATAGAACCTTTTAATTCAAGCAGTTTTGCTTTAATTTTGATACCCTCGGCTGACTGGTTGATTTCTGAAATGACGCTGTCTTTTGATACTTTCAAGCTGATCTGCTTTGATGACTGCGTAATCGTACTGGACGCACTCGATGAAAGCTGCTTAAATTTCTTTATCAGAGTCCATTTGTATTTTCCACTGCTTATTCCACCATCTGGTTCGCAACCATAAAACTTTCCAGTCTTCTGATCCAAAAAACTGTGTCCAGAATAATACGAAGATGCAGGGTATGTATTTTGTGGATTCCCGAAACCACAATGTGTAACGTCATAATCTTCGGTATCCCATACTGTTAAAGAAGCACTGACTTCTGACCGTATCTTAGTTGCGGTCACCTCTATATTTCCGGACAAATCGCCCTCTGCTTCGCTTGCTCTCGTAACTTCCGCTGTAATCTTGTCCTCATTAATTTTAATAGCTGCTGCAAGTTCAACTTCCTGTCCCTGTGCCCTTTTAACTTCTGCTGTAATACTGCTCGCATTTTGCGTGATTCTCGATGATAAACCATCCGTTGTATTTTTAACTTCTGTGCGAATTTCGGTTGCGGTCTGCGTGATCTGTGACTGCAATCCCTTCTCAACATCAGTTATCGTGCTCTGTGTCTTTTCAATGGTTCGCTCCAACACATTGCTCTTGCCTTTGAGCTTTAAAATACTTTTCTGTATTCCGTTCGCCCCGTTTGTCCGGTACTCTTCCCCGTCCGCTTCCAGATCATCACGCAAGGCCTGTATGCCTTTCAAAGTTCTTTTCAAAATATAGGACTCGATCAGTTCATATCTGGTCGGCAACCGCACCGCATCCCCAACCTCAAGACACGGGTTTCCTTTGCAGTCTGCCGCAAACGGGCGGTAAACAATACCTCTAATCTTGGAAAGAACATTTTTTGCAATGCCCTTCAGTTCTTTTGTGCCTTTTCCATAGACAAGAAAATTATCCTCGATCACATAAGCATTGTCTCCAGTGCCCACGATCACGCCGATATCATTCTTCTGCTCCCGGATCTGCAGCTTATTGATCGTTTTAACAAGAAAATCTTCATACTCAGCCGTTATATATAAATCTTTTCCAATCCGGTTGCTTTTCGGATCTCTTGGAAATAAATCATCTGCCGGATAAAGATCGTTTCTCGGATAAAGTCCCTGTATATTCTGCTCCAGGTATATATAATGAAACTTTCCATCACGCCCCATGTGCCCCATACAGCCATTGATCTCACAAATACAGGACAACACTTCCTTGCCGCTCATAGATTCGCCTATGGTGCTCGATTCCTCTGTATCAGAACTTGTCTCGCTGGATGCCGTGACTGCAACTGTTTTTTCAATAGACATGCCGTCATTAACCAGTATAATGTCAGCCTGCTCAATCCCGAAGTGCTTAAAAAAACTGTCCCGGAATTGCTTCATTGTGACCGGATCATAAACTGTAACAGTCGTAGTTTTTCCATCTTTATCTTTCTGCTGCTCTTTATGGGATGGAAAGACAGTGTTATACCATGCTGCCACATCTGCATTTAAAATGTCATAAAGGGCATCATATGCAACCACATCACGGCACGTTCTGTCTGCCGTGGGCGTATCAGAATCAACCTTATATCGTCCGAACTGGAACGGGATATCTGCATGTCCATCAAGGGACATTCTTACCGTCATCCATCTGCCCTTCATTGGCAAAAATGTATTTGACACCGTGAATTTAATCATGGCGGCTTCGCATGATCCAAACGTCAATTCCTGTTCCGAACACAAACTTTCGGTCAATTCGAATTTTTCTTGGTGTAGCTCTGTATTTGTGATATTGATTTTTCCGTCATCAGATACGATGGATAATTGCTTATCGACCGTATCTTTTTTGAACAAGTCGCCATATTTATAATTAACCACCGTACACACCCCCTATGAAAGCAAGCCGAACTGAATTGTAATGAATTATTCCATCATATGTTCCGTATATCGTAGGCTGAAAATCTGCCATATAGCCGTACTGCGTCACATAATCGTCGTATTCCGGGATATACGCTGTGATATAGCATGCTCTCCCTGTCGCATTTGTGAACTGACTTCGAATATTGTTTAAAACCTCACTAAAAGTCTTATTTGTCAGCATTGCCCGTGTCTCAAACTCCACTTTTAAAGCCTTTAATTCCACGGCATTTCTATGCAGATAACCGTTGGCATCCGTATAATCATCTAAATCCTGCATATTAACATATGGACTATATGATTCCGCTTTCATAAAAGACATTGGCACTATGTAATTTCCAATCTTTAAAAGCCATCCGCTGTATGCCATACGATCACCTCCAATCAAGTTACTCTTTCAGATTTACAAATACGAACACCGTTATCATCACTTAAAAATAAGATTTCAGTTTTTCCGTCCGGCAGAATATCCGCCACAAAGCAATTATTCGGATTTCCTATTGGTGTGCAACTTTCCGGGCACTTGCTCCAGTCTATTTGTTTATATTTTTTCATGGCTATTCTCCTGAAAATAGGTATAAAAATAGCACCTACCACCAATTTGATAGATGTCACTTCTTTTTCTTGATCTATTTTGTAATTACTTCGATATTGGGCGATTTAATCACAATTTTCTCCGGTGTGTGAATTACTTCCGTGTTCCCATACGTAATCATGATCTCTAATTTGTTCATAAAATTTCTCCTAAATTTCATACTCCGGGTATGCTGCTTCCCAAACATTCCTATGGTAGGTATTTACCTCTCCATAATTTGCATCAAAAATCTTTTTCACGCCATATCCAAGTTCAATGCTCTTTTCTTTGAGTTTTCGCCAATTAAATGTTTTCCAGTCCACACCGTTCATTGCTGCAACACGCTTAATAGAATACCAGTCTTTGCTATAGTCAAGTTCCTGCTGCAGCTTTTCATTCTCCTGTTCTGCAATCTGCCTACGCTCTACTTCATCCGCATATGCCCGAAGTGCCGATGGAAAATCTTTCGGGACCTGTCCCCTCTCCATTTCGTTAAAACGCTTTACATATTTTGCTGTGAATAGGATACCTTTTTCTCCTGTAAACTTATTAGCAAGAAAATCACAACCAATCTTGGTAACTTCATAACACGGCATCTTCTTGTTTTGCCCTGTCAAATACGTTGATTTGATGAAATAATCGGTAACGGGAATTTTCCCTTTACCTAATGTTGGTATAATTCCTGCCTGTTTAGTGCTTCCGTCTGGATTTGTTGTCCCTTCCAATTTTTTTAAAATCTCATAGTGCGGAACTTCCATCATTTCTGCAATTTCAACTGTCGTTATCGTGTTCGTATTGTTTTCAAATCCAATTTCATCTTTAGTCATAAGAGCTGTGTATGCCATATTTTCTATCTCCTAAATTTCCGAGCCTTACATTTCGCAAGGCTCAACCTTTAAATTCACGTGCGTTAGGAACATACCCTAACAGGAGTCGCACGCTATATATTTAGTAAGATTGTAATTTCCCGTGACGAAATACTGGAATAGCCCCAAATTTTCTGGGCTAAGCGGACAGGTAAGTTATATCTGCAAATTGTTCTATTCTATTTTTGCAATCCCTATAAATATCCTTGTAGTGCATACCCATTGACATATCAATTCTAATAGTCTGCAAAATAATGCTTTCCACAAGGGTTAGATTATTGAGATCTGAAACTGTGATATTGTCGCGATTTCCACCAATTACTGATTTTGCCAACTTGGTATATGTCACATACAGTTTATCTGAATGCGTACTTCCTTGTTCTTTGGCATAGTCTACAAGAAGTTTAATCACATCAGTTTCTTTCAGCCGATTTTCTTTATTAGCAATTCTTGTTTCGCCCCATAGTTTCGATTGCTTTTCAAGAATAAATCTGCGCATTGCATAAAACTGTCGAACCAACTCTTTCTTAAACTTCACAACTATTTTTGAATTTCTCAAAAGAGTTATAACAAATGTTGCTTGTTCCTCATTCAAATAATAAACTCTTTCAGGCTGCCCCCTTTTCCCCGATTTTAAATCAGAGAAATCAATATTGCCAAAGTCTAAAATATCTTTCTCATATTTTCTGATAATAGCAACAACAGATTCATGTTGGTTATTTGTTCCATCTGCAATCACTTTGCTGTTTGTAAAAACATCGTTTCCTTTGAGTTCCACCAATTCATACATACTCTTTTCCACCTTTCTTTCGCTACTGTCATTTGACAGGCAGGTTTAAATTTCATTTTTTTATTTTTCTTATGCAGTTTGAAATAAATAAAAAGACCGCCAAAGACTGAATTTCTTCAATCTCTGGCGGTCACGAATCCGCACCTATTCCTCATAGGCTTGCAGGACATCCTAATTCTTTAGGTCTTACCTGCGTGATTTTTAATTATTTTGTATTCTATACCATATGCCAAAATCTGTCAATCAAATTCCAACCTCTGCTGCATATTGGCATCGTCAATCTGTTCCTGCAAAAAATACGGCGTCTGATAGGCATTTATCACTTCCACTGCCTTGTCGCACTGGTTACGCTTGATGCTCTTGTAAGACCGAACACCAAAGTTGTATTTCAGATTGGCATACAGATTGTTGTAAACCTTTTGGCGCAATCCACGGTTGCTGTATGCGCTTGACTGTTTGCCGCCCATGATTGAAACGCCTTTCTTTCTGACAGCTTCCGTAATGCGGTCGGCTTCCACCGGAAGTATCGGCAAGTCCATCTTAAGGCTTTCCAAATCCGCCTTGATTTCGTCAACCTCTGCTTTCAGTTCCGTGTGCCCCTGTGCAAGCAATGCAATCTTCCCGTCCGTGGTTTGCGGCATCATGTATGTACCAGTCTTTCTGATGCTCGGTAAAACTTCATCAAATATCCATTTTTCCAATTTGTCAGCTTTATCTTTTATTTCTTTACTGTTACCCTGTTGACCAGCTTTAATAATCAATCGGTAAATATCTCCTTCCGGAATAAGAGGTTCTGCATATCCACCATTATTTTTAAAGCTATCCTCGACCAGGACACCCTTGCAATTATCCGAAACCGCCTTTCTTGGTCTTTTATACATAAGCATCGAAGCTATATCTACTCCAAAAAAGTATTCTTTTCCGTTTACTATAACCGTTCTCAAATCCCCTAAAATAGGATTGTTAAAAATCTGAATATCGTTCATCAGCAAATCCCCCATTTCTGTTTAAATGAAAGTATCGTGTTCAAAATAAACTGCAAAAATTTTTCGTCCTGTATGTTCTGAA